CCGGTTCACCGTTGTCGGGTCGAAACGTCGCCTCTTCGGCAAACTTGCTACCCAGATGGTTTGCGTAATAGATACGTTTGGCGACAGAGCGAAACGACACAATTTGACCTCTGAAAATTTGGCTTCAAACATACGCCGCAGGCCGAACCCAGCCTGCGGCGTCAAGGCACCTAACAGAGCAGCAGCAACGCTCGGTACCGTATTTCTATAAAAGTCTTTTTTTAGACTTTGTATTCAACTTCCAAAGCAGCGATTGTCAGCGTTCCCGTTACGGTTCCGCTGGCCTTCTGAAGTTGAAAGTAAGGTTGCAGGCCACTTGAGTAATTCGACATGTCGAACAACTGGTTACGCAAAACCGGCTGGATTGCGTTTTCCGAGTCGCCAACGGCAAAGACAATATTGCCTTTACCGCCCTTGCTTGTCCCCGGAGGTGCAACGGTCTGAACCTGTTCGTCAAAGCGAATTTCAAACCACTTCCATTCACCGGCAACAAGATCAATTCCAGTGCTCTTGTCGTCGTTGTCGTTCGTGCCGTCGTCGCTTTCGGCGAAGACCGTCAAGTCGGAAGCAACCATCTTGAACCAACAGTTTTGGGCAACGCTGTCCATCGTTGCGTTGTAGGCTCCAGCCATACCCATAACCAAAGACACGTTGGCCGCAGGCGTAGCGTCAATCTTCGCTTTCCATCGCACTAAAATCAGTTCATCGATGTCGAACGCGAGAGCGTCACCGAAATCAATACCGATGATTTGTGCTTCAGACGTGTTGTCCAGCGTCAGAGCGATACCTCCGCCCGTCACGCCAGCAGCCGTCGGCGAACCGCTTGAGCTAGTGTCCCTTTTAATCCAAGGAAGGCCGTTCGCTGTTGTCGCCGGGCTCATCGCACCAAGAAACGGCTCACTCCAAGTTTTTGTATATCGAGTCGTCATTTTTGATCTCACAAGAAAAAATTGAACGGAAATGAAAAAAGGCTGACGGCCTAATCAGACGGCCAGCCTGTAATGGTCAATGTTATTGGCCGGGATCTTTGGCAATCCCGCGGAAGCCAACCGCCGCCGCACCGAACGCGCAGTCGATGTCATACCATCGCGTTTTGGTGTCGTTGTCGAACCAATTGGAACGGCGACCACCGGGGCCGAAGCCTGCTTGAAATACGTGAACGATCGTTCTGAATCGTGTGTCGATTCCGTACCAAGCATTTACATCACTGTCGAGACCAGGCTCAACAACAACCCTGCTTCGACCTCGTGCGACGTTAATCGTTCCGTCCGTTGCGGCAACCTTCGTTTCGCCACCTGCCATCTGAACAAGTTCAGCGATTGACAGGAAAGTTTGCTCAGCCGCGGTTGCGTGATCGGTAGGAACCAAAATCACATTCGGGTAAGCACCGATCGCTCGGCTTGAACCAAGCGCGGTTTGCTTGCCGAGCAACTTTCGAATCTTCGCAGCTTCCGTTGCCGATGGGGCTCCAGGACTGGAAGAGACCAAGTTGGCGTGACCTCCACTTGACGTCATGGCCGTGCTGTTAAACAACTGCCCGCCGTCAATCAACGTCACGTTTGAGGCAATCAGAGCAACGCACAGACCGTTTAACGTCAACTCAGCAGCCTGACCAAGCATCTGAAGGTGCTGCATGAACGCATCAAGGTCATCGTTGGCAAGCATGACAGGAGTCAAGCCTACCTTGCCACGATAACTGTCCGACTTGACAAATCCCTTCAACTCTTCAGACATTTTCAACTGCGGTGACGGGTCACCGTCGGCGACTTGGGTCAAATTGCTGAACATGCCGCTGGCGATAACCGTTTTCGGATTAAAGTCCGCGACGTCTGAAACGCGATTCGTCCATTGGCTGTAGGTTGCCCCAGCAGCTCGCATCCCGTTGTCCAGAATTTTCCCGGCTAGGCCGGATAACAGGTGAGGGAAATCGCCTGGACGATTCCAACTGCCTCCACTTGCTGAAGGCAAGCCACTCAATAATTGAGTTGCCTTTTCCCGTCTGTCGCCAGACAAACGAACGCCAGAAAACGCCGCACAACGCTCTCCCACTTCAATCAGGCTCATGTATCGCATGTCTTCTGGGACTTTTCCTTCAGGCGTAAGCCCTACTCGCTCTGAAAGCAGATTCGCAACACCCTTAGCAAACGCATCTTCGCCGGTCTTCGTTACCGAGATCGGTTGACGCGTTGGATCGTTTGCGACTACGGTTTTCCAGCCCTGTTGGACTTGCAGAACGGTTTTTTCGCCCTTGACTGCCGATTCCACCGCAGCACTGACATCCTCGGCGGTGATGAGCGGTTTCTCGCGGCCAAGGTTGATCAGGTACGCAGCCGACTCGATGTCGTTTTTGACCTGCAGGAAATCCACGCCGGTCAATTGCAATTTTTCGGACGCGCCGATTTCAATCGCTTTCGCCTTTGGCCCAACGGTCAACAGCGTCAAGATTTCCGCTTCCGACTCAGGAACATCGGACTTCATTGCCTTGCAATAGCTTTTGATCGCCGCAATGCAGATTTCGTCAGACGCGTCGGTCGCTTCTGTCAATTCCAGCGCGTACAGCGCCGCTTTGATTCTGGGAGACAATTTCACTGTCCGCCCTCCTTTTACTATCCCCGTTACTGAACTGACGTCGCGTTCCGCTACCGGGGTAACCGCGTTTGCGACAACTGGTGATTCAACTTGGATCGATGGTGCTGGCGAAAATTGCTGGATCGATGCCGGGTTCTCTGGTCCTGCTGCTGGTTGCATTTTTGCCAGCATGGAACTGAATTTCGCAAACCCCAACACGCCCTCGATCATCTTGCGGCTCTTCGCCTCGCTGGCGATAAACACCTTGCCTTGTCCGTATTGGTCCATCACTTGTTTTTCAGTGATGCCGCGTTGCAAAGAAACTGCGTTGACGAACTGATTGCCAAACGCGTCGACCATTTCCTGCAGGGTCGATTTGCTTTGCTCGTTTAGGTCCACGTAAGGATTGCCGTCGACCTTGTGTTTGCCGAAGTGAATCGGCGTGGCCTTGATGCCAAACTGATCGAGCATCCCCTGATAGCTGACGTGCATCAACATTGAGCCAATGGAACCAATGATTGACGACGAACTGCCGTAGATCGGACCAAACGCACTGGCGAGAAAATATCCTGCCGATGCACACATGCCGTCAACAAAACACGCGACAGGCTTTTGACCACGCAGCTCGTGGATCTCCGCCGCAGCCTCCGGCAGTCCCATTACCGATCCGCCTGGCGTGTTGAACAAAACCGCGACCCGTTGAACGGAGTCATTTGCCAAAGCGTTTCGATATGCCGCCACGAGGTCCGAGCAAGCCGTGTATTTGGACCAAAAGTCGCCACCACGTGGCACGATGGTTCCGCTCACCGGAATAATCGCGGTCCCGTTTTGGATCGCGAGCTGGTTTGGATTCAGCGCCGATTCACCGACGGGAACAATCGCCGACGACTGTCCGGCTCGATACTGAGCCAACAGGTCATCAAGTGCCGGTTGATGGATTGCCCAAGGGTGCATGAAAATCGAATGCGTCACGGTTGTTCACTCCGTTTGGTTTGTGTCTGCTGGTCGCTTCCGTCCTGTTCGGTTTTGCTCCGAGTGTTTGTAGAAACCTGCCCGCCTTGGCCCTTCGAGTAATCCAGCACGATCCCCAGCCAATCGGCAATCCGGTTTTCCAGTGCGATTTGCCGCAAGACCTTGATCCAGTGCAGTCCACGCCGGGCACACTCGATCTTGAGCGTAGAAAGCCCGCCGCGAAGTTGTCCTAGAATCGCTTCGTTTTCCGCCGATGGTTCCAAGAGGTTTCGACCCGGACCAATGACGTCAAACCGTAGGTAACGGCGACGGTCGCGGCGAAAGTCTGCCGTGGTGATGGTTCGGATTTCACCGGTGGCAATCGCGAGTTCCGTGAATCGGCGACGAACCGGAAGAATAAGTTTTCGACCAAGCCAGTTTTGAATTGGTCGCGTCTGGGTGTCTTCAAGGTTGATTGCACCACGGAACCCGCCGTAGTTGGTTTCATTGAACCGACCCGTCAGGCTGTAGTAACTCAAGTCGACCCCGCCCGCGATATCGTGGTCGATCATGTTAAAGAATTCCGCGGCCTTGCTATTCGGTCTCGCGCCTTCCTTAATCTCAATTGATTCATTTGTGCCGATCTCAGCAGCGACCAACGAATCGCCCAACGTGACTTCCGAACGTCCCGACGGGTCTGGATCGTCGCTGGTGAACCCAAGGCTAAATCGGCCGGGGTTTTCCATCTTGTGAACGATGGTTAGCAACGCGGCCTTAACGGCTGCCCGCAGCTCCGTACCGGTCCACGTGTCGCGGTCAATCGTCGGTTGCCCGACGGCATGAAGCCACGTCGCCCCAGACGTCATGGTCGGACGATGCGGTTTGAAAACGTGGTTGTATCGAGAAGACGGAACCCGCGTGCTGTCCGCACTGTATTGGCCGAATTGGCTGAAAGGGTGTGCGTCGTATAGGTAAACCGCGACCTCGCGTCCGGCTCGATCAATTTCGAACCCGTTGACAATCGCATTCTGGCCGGGTGCAAAATCGCGATCTTTCGTAAGGTCGATTTGCTCGCGCTCAATCATCTGGTAGCACAGTGGACTAACTCGGCCAGGCGACCTGTCTAAGCACTCCAAGAACAACACATCGCCGACCAAAATGTCTTCCGTGATCGCCATTGCCTGCATTTCAGGCCAAGAGCAATTTCCGGACACCGATGCCTCGTTGTCGGACCACTCTTGAAACAGTTCATCGTTTTCAAGCGCGTAGTTAAACGAGCCCTCTAGTTCTGTCTCAGGGCGTTCGTCCAGCGACCAACCAAACGAGTAATCGATAGGGTCTGCGAAAGCATTGATTCCAGTACCAACCACGATGTCCCGCAGAACATGCGTAGCGCGGCGAATCATCGCATTGTTGAGATACGACGATCGAGTCCGCCGATTCATCAAATCGTTGGATTCGTAGATCGCGGCATCGCCAGACCTACCCGGCGGATTAAACTTTCGCGTAGCACGATCGAGACGACCAAGCCGATAGGCTTCATTGCTTGCCGTAACGTCTGCGGATTTAGACCGCTGACCAACGCCAAGTGATGCGAAAAATTGAGATATTCGGTCGAGCATCCTGCCTAGTCCAGTAACTTGTAGACCGTGCTGTTGTTTCGGGCTTCGTCAGAAGCCAACTTGTTTTCCAACTCGCGGAGCTGGAGCATGTCCGCTGGGGTCAGCATCTTGGAGTGATTCGAGCCCTCTTTGAATTCCGTAACGAATTCCGCCTCTTGGAGTTGGTCGAGTGCCGATTGGGTGATTGGGTTTGTTGCCATGCGGTAATTAATACCACGAGCGAAACCCCTAAAACGCTGGTGTTTTACAAAGTTTGTAATTGGTGGGAAATTATCTAAAATACCTGTCGCGTAGGGATCGATTTCTAATCATTCACAAACTGCAACAATGAACGAACTTTTTGATTTTTGTGCTTTGATTCCATTCGTTTTGCTGTTCATTGTTGGAATGCAAATGGCTTGGATCGTTCGCGATAGTTTGCGTTGCATTAGAAAGTCATATGACATTCTTGATGAAATCAAAGATTTTCAAAAACGAAGGAATCGAACGGACTGACCAGTGTTCCTGATCGTTCTATTTTTCGTCGCGGTTTTTGCTTTCGACCAATTGAGGCGAACTGACCCGCGTCATCTACCCGGCTGGCTCCGATGGTTCCGCGAGCGATTCATTCTGCCGCTGGTCGATTTGATGTTTCCCAAAGACCGATGATTACATTTGCCGTCGTCGTTTGCTGATTGCAATGTCGGTTTCACTGATGGAAATCAACAAGACCTGTCCGAATATCGCAACAAACCAAAATATTATCTCGAATGCGACCCAAGTTGATTCTGGGATCGTTAAAAACGCAATTTCAAAAGCAGTCCACATCAAAAACCCCCTGTCGCAATATCCCGCAAGTCCGGTGCTGCAGCACGGCGCTGCTGAATGCTCATTATCTGCGAGGCGTCTGGTCTAGGAACGTCCACCGCGAACTGACATTCAGGGCAAACCATTCTGAGATTAATCGACCCGCCGAAGTTAGCCCGTTCGAGATCAACCTCACAAGCCACGCGGCACTGAGGGCACATTAGCGGTTCGTTCGGTGCCCTGACGTTCGGCCTCAACTTCGCTCCCTTTTCCGTGCAGCCCTTGACCCGGCAACGATACAGCGTCGCAACTTCCGTGCTGGCCGAAGCGATCATCAGCACGTTATGCCGTTTGCAATACGGCTTGGGCTCTGGATTTATTGGGTTGTTGACTTCTGCCGGTGGCCTTGTGGGTGCAATCGCAACAATCGCCGTCGAGCTGTCGATCTCAACATCCATTCCGATCGCTTGATCTTTCCGTCTCGTTTTCTTGCTCATCGCTCTAAAATCTTCCTTTCCTCATTCCGTGGTTTCTTGTTTCGTTCGCTCGCTGCCGTCCGGGCATCACGAGACCTAGCGAAATCTGCCTCCGTCCATCCGATTGTTTCGATCACCATATCAGCCAAAGCCTCGCAATAGTTCGTGCAGTCCCAATAGTCGACGCCGATGGTTCCTGACTTTGGACGGAACACGACTTTCTTGCGGCCGGTCTTAGAATCCACGACGGTCGTCGGTGGTTCGTTGACTAACTGCCGCAGGTATTTTGAGCCGATTTTCGTGATGTCCAGCGGAAGCGAGAACGAACCAACGGCATCCTGGCTGCCGCGGATTCGGTCTATCATCAATTGCTTGTAGGCGTCGACCTTGATACCCCAAAGCTCAAGACCACCCTCGTAGACGTTTTCGCCACGCCGTTGCTTATCAACAACCGTCATTCGGTATTTCTCGCGTGGGCCAATCTGGTGATCTCCACGGATTGCCCGCAGCCGGTCTGTCTCGCGACTTGAAATATAGTTATGGACGTCCAGCGTCCGGTGGTTTGCGTCAATCCCGATCAGACGAATCGGCAATTGAGTTTTCCCAAGCGGGTTTTTGTTGCCACCGGACACCGGGTAAAGTGTGTCGAGCAGGTTATCGATTTGCCGCAAGTCTGACGACAACCTTCCTTCATTGAACACCGGGACTTGATCGCCCGAATCATCGTCTTCGCTTTGGTCAAGGTCCGCGGCGTCTCGTAAGTATTCGCCCCAGTCGATCAGCCACGATTTGCGGTTTGGAGCCCAAGCCCTGACGACAAAATAAACCCTGTCGTCTTGAACGTCGCAACTTGCGGTCAGGAACCAAGCGTCAGCAGGCACAACTCCTTTTTCGTGCGTTCCAACCAACCGCCGACCGACTTGGTGCCATTCCGGTAATCTCGCCGCCGATCGGAACCGTAGACCAAGGACGTTTTGGAAAAAGTCTCTGACCAACCCCTCGCGATGGTGCTCGATGTACGACGCCGCGAGATCCCCCCACGTTTTCCGCAGGTTGAAGGCTTGCCATATGTGGTATCCGCGGTTTCGACCTGATCGCTCTGGTTTTCCCTGCTTGGTCCCGTCTTGATCGTAGCTCACTCCTGCGGGCAACCATTCACCAGACCGCATGAATACGTTCTTGTGCGATTGCTCGATCCTGCACCCGTTAATGCAAACGTAATGGGCCATCCGCCGAGCTTCGTCGACCTCTCGCATCTGTCCGCGTTGATCTTGATAGCCAACGACGCCACCGCGCCCAGTTAGCTCACCTGACTTGTACGGAAAGAATCGGACGACCTGCCGACGGCCACAGTGCGGACACGCGCACCACCATTGCCGCTGATCGCTGGCGTCATAGTAGTTCGCGATCGGTGATTCGTCACCAACCGGCGTCGACTCTCTGACGACCGTATGCTCAGCGAATTGGTCAGTTCGACGTTCTACTGCTCTGGTTTGGTCGCCAGCCTCACCGCCAGACTCGTAGACGTCGATCTCTGATAGCCAAACGTACTTGCAGGGCTTGCCGCGTAGTCGTTGTTTCGACCCCGCCCACGCGAGATACGTCTGGCAAGTCATCAAGTCGATCGAGATAAGGTTACGATTTCTCTCAGAAGGAACCCGGCGAGCCACCGCGGAACTACTGACCTCGCAATTTGCATAAACCCTGTCGCGAACGATCCTTGCCTCATCTTGCGTAGGCAAAACCAAAATCCCTGGCGCTGGGTCGATTTCAGAAGTTGCGATCAGTGTGACGATCAAACTCAACGTACCGCCGATTTGGGTCGATTTCAGCAGCGAGATACTAAACACGTCTCGAGCATGGAAGGCGTTAATGATTTCCTCCCACCACGGATTATTCGTCGCGTCGTACCGCCCGCTGTCGGCCTCGTATTCTGGATTTAGCCGCACGTTTTCAGATATCCACTGACTTGTTGGGCCGTGGGTTTTCGGCGTCCATGCGTCAGCACAAGCCGCAAGCAATCTATCGTAGGTTGTCGTCATTGCCACCATCACGCCAGCGCCTCATTTTCAGGCTTTAGTTCCCGAAACTCGCTGGCCATTGCGAGAAAAACTGACTCCAGTTTTCTTTCAATCGCGCCGCCAATCTCAACCCTCACGACTTCCGGCGTATCGGACGGCAGTAGTTGCGGAATCTCGATTCTCAGTTGTCCGATCAATTGCTTGGCTGTACTGATTGAGCGGACCATCAAGCGGGTCACGAGCTCCAAGTCGATCAACTTTCCTTCCCGTTCGTCGTTTTCCAGCTTGAGCTTCCGGTGCCGTTCGACCGCGATGCTTGCAGAGCCGTTTGTTTTCGCAGTACGCGACCAGCCAAAACGTCGCTCGCGCCATTCCTCGATTTCTTTAACTGGAAAAGAGCCGTTTTTCCTTCCCCGGTCGCCAGGCGTTCCGGGAAACGTGGGATCATTCTGCCAACTATCAATCGTCGAGCGGTCGACGGAAAAGTATTTCGCCAGATCAACTGCCGTCGTTAGTATCTGCGGTGGCTTTTCGTTTTTCCCTTCCGCGGATTCGAGGGCGACTAGTTGGCTCAACAGGTCGGCTTGATCCGCGGGATCTAGCTTCGATAACGACGCCTCCAAGTCCGAGTCGTTCAGCGACCGCAAGTAATCGATCGAGGGTTTTTTGGTTCTGCTGCTTGATTTGCTTTTCTTCATGGCGTTTCTCGGCGTGGATAATCGCCTCGCGTCGGACGTTTACGCCATCAATTGACGCAATGGTTCTGGCCGCCGCTGTGACTTGTTCCGCGTCGTGTTCTGGGCTTCGAACAATCTTCATCAAAGCCCGAACGACCTCCTTTCGCTGCTGCTGGGTGATCGGATATTTGTCGGTAACTGGCATGATCGGTTTTTTAAGAACTGGCGATACGCCCTCGATAGAGCGTGCAGGTTCCGTTCGGAATAATTGTTTCGCTTTCGTTATCCTTAACCATCGCGACTTCGAACACGTGCCGCTTGTTGTATTCGGCGTCCGTCAAGTCAGCCCACAACGTGTCGTCTTTGAGAGCCTCGGCCGCGATGCTGGTCGCTGATTCCGCCGCACCTGTTATTTCCATGATTGGTTCGGGTTCCTCGCCGGAATCCGCGAGGTAGACCCGCATGTGCATAACCCAGCCATCCGTGTAGTCCTTGTCGACCGTCCAGCGGAATTTACCGTGGTGGGTTCCGTTGTATGCATCGCCTCGAATAATATCCACGTGCCGCCCATCGCGACTAACCGGCGAGTTGTTGTTGATGACCTTCGTTGCCAGCAGGGCAATGATTTCCTCTTGGTTATCCAGCGTCGCATCACCGCCGCTACTTACCGCCGGAACAGCCACCCCTTCGTATTCCAGCAGGTTTGTCACGCTGCTAACCAGATATTGAATCGTGAACAGATAGTTGTCGCCAACAGCAGGCAGCGTTGCTGGAGTGAAAGTGACGTAATATCCGTTCGGTGAATCCACCGAGCCAATCACCAATTCGCCACCGCCAGGCGTCACGGACGAACCATTCTTTCGCAGCGTTTGGAGCGTTGGCGTTGAATCAGCGGCTTGGAAAATCGGTGGGTCCGATTCATCTTCCATCGCAACCCAAAACTTGATTGGCTGACCTGCAATAATCTGTAAGTTCATTGCTCTTTTCTTTTCTTTCTAAACGCTTTTTAATACTGCCCCGAGTTTTCGGCCAATCCGTAGTATTGGTGCGGATCTTCGCTGGTGAGTGAAGGCAGAACGGTAACACCGATGTTAGTCATGGCTTCAAGGGATGAGTTGGTAGCGTCTTGCACAAAGTATGTCGGGGTCACAAATGAAGTGCGGATATTCCGCGTTACGATGTTGTGTCGGCTGAGATTGCCTACCGCTCCCGCCGCACAGACGATGGCCCCCTGAGATGTGACGTGGATAATTGTTGCTCCGTCAACAAATCCGCCGCGACAATCGGCAATCGCCCCAGTGCTGTTGATTCCGTAGATTTGCAACGGAATGTAGTTTCCGTTCGAGGTACTAAACTGAGTGAAAATTGACAAGTCGCGAGCGATGCAACCAGCGGGCACCTGAATGGCCCAAGTGGCATTCGACGAGGCATAGCCATTGCCTTCCCTCGCCGACCAGACCCGAATGTCGTTGTAAGTCCAGCCAGTGACTGAGTTTAGGACAGTCGCTCCGTAAGTTTGATAATTCGACAATCCACGAGGAAAATTGGCGATCGTCACGTTGGAGACGTGAACGCCACTGGGGTAAAGATGAACTGTGTCAGCACCAGCGGCCGTCTTGCGTTTCAAGGACGTGTTGAGGTCCAAATGTAGCCCAGCAAGAATACCAGGCTGATGAACTCGCGGACCCTCAAAAACCGAATCAGTGATCGTCACGCGATCAAAATTATTAAAGAGTACAGATGCCGGAATCGTCGCCAATGCCGAAGCTGCAACGTACGTTTGTGTAAACGCCACGAGGTTGTTGTGCAATGTGATGTTTCGCACATTGATAAAGGCAAGTCGGCTATCTTCAAATCGAGTATTCGAGATGTGAATGTTCTCTACGGCAAAGCCTTTCCTGACGTCGTTTCCTTGGAATAGAAAATCGCTGGCATTGAAAAACTGACAGTTGTCGATCGAGACGTTGCCTACCGTGACCTGGCTTGTGCCGGCGGCAATTGAACTCACTTGCGAAGCGTTTTTGATCACGCAGTTTTGCAAGAACAACCGATTATCATTGGCATCGATGTTTGGAATTGCTGCACGCGTTCCGTCGATTCGACAATTCGTGATCGAAACGTCCCAGGTATTATTGCTCGTGGTGATCCAGCATTCGTTGTGGCCATTGATCGACGAAGTACAGACGTTGGTTGCAACAACGCTGTCAATCAGAAACCCTCCATGATACGGTGGGTTTCCTTGGTTGTCGCTGCAATGGAAAATCGACCCTTTGAGGTTTGTCGCCTTGATTCGTTCGATTACCGAACCTCGTCCGCCTGTCATGGATTCATTCGGACTATCAGCGATGATGAGGTCGTGAGCATACAGCTTTTTCGTAGCGCTGCAGTCGATCGCCCAGTTGAGCTGCCAAGCCTCTGTGAGTGTGTTGTTGGCTGCGTTTCCAAGCAAGGTTCCACCGAAAATCTCTATATCTTCAGTGGCTGTGATCAAAGATATCACGCGAAGGCACGTATTTCCTGTGACGCAGTTACCAGAGAGCACCCCAGTCGTCAGCGTGTTTCCAACAATGTTGGTGATGATTCTCGCTTCGGTTTTCAAGCCGGTTCCACTAGGACCATCAATAACTGTGATTTTGTCGCCGATCGCAAACCCTGCCGCGCTGGCAACTTGAATTGTAGAAGTTCCTGCATTGGCATTGGCGGTCAACGTGGTAGAGAGTTGATTTGCCCGAGTCAACGTCGCCCCGTTTAGGTCGATGACTGCTTTTTTTGCAATGTCCCACGAACGGGTTAGCGTGTAGGTCTTTCCCGCCTTTAGAACGATTCGTCCGCCTGGACTCAAATCCGCAAGGGCGGCGGATAACATATCGTTATCAGTGCTGGCACCATCATCGTAAGCCTCGACGCAAATGTAGGCTGATGGACCCGCTGGACCTCTGCGCCCATATCCTCGTTGTGTAGGCATTAAATCGGCTCCAATTTCATTTGTTTTGGTGTGAACTCCTCAGTGCCGAATCCGCAGCAGGTTGAGCCAATCGTTATCGGGTTGAATTCTGCCTGTTCTGCTAGTTTCCGTTCTGCCCGGGTAATGTTCGGCACAATCGCTCTTGGCACGTTCTTGTCGGTCCAACGCTCGACAGCCTGCGAATAGATTGACTTCCAACCGCGTTGGGTTGCTCGAAATGTTCCGAGTGGTTTATCGACGGCCTCGATTTGTGCGGTCAGTGCGGCGACTTTCTTTTGGTTGCCTGCATCGATTGCCTTTTCGCGTTCTGCCAGTAGCGATTCCTTCTTGGCCAGTAATGCGTCAATCTCTTTACGCCGCTGCTTTAACTTGTTGCCCCAATAGGTTATTTCGTGAACGTGGAAGTCTTTTGATGGCAATTTCCATTTCTTCTGGAAACTCAAAACCTCTCGAACGCTTGGCCAATCGTCAGACGGTCCCCAAGGGTGCATCAAATCAAATCGGTAGGCATCGGTTTGCGGCGTGTGTTTAAGGCCAAGTGTATGGCCGATTTCGTGCATCACTACGCCTCCCAGCACAAACCCGTCTCGGCCAGTCATGTTCCGAATCATGCTGATCGAAACATTGTTGCCCTGCGCGTATCCGGCCCATTTGTCGGTCGCAACTCCGCGAATCGAAATGTCTGCTTTTCCACCCTTGGACGACACAATCTGCAACCCGCAGACAACGCCCCATTGAGCCATAGCCCAAAGGATCATCGCCCGCGTTTGTTCAACTGTCATTCCGTGTGCTGCAAATGGTGTCCAAGATGCGGTTTTAATCACTGAGACAATCTCCCAAGGCGAGTCGAGACACCTCGTTGACTTCAAAAGCAACCAAAATCATCTCTGACCATTCCTCAGCCTCTTGTTCGTTTTCTTCCGACGCGCCAAGCGTTCCGTCTAGGTCTTGCTTGTAATGAATGATTTCGTGAATCACTGTTTTGCGCAACTCGCGAAGCCAATGCTCCTTGTCTGTTTCTTCCTCTGGCATCGACCCGCAGACGGCAATATGACACATGCCGCTATGGTACAACCCAAATCCAAAATCGTTTTCGTTTGGTCCACAACGCAGAGCAACTGTCCCGATTACGGTTATGAACAGATGTCCAGCCTTTTCAAATTCTAGGTGCGAGAATGCAAAATCAGCAATTTCGCAAACGGCGTCAAAAGCTCCATCGGTAAATGGGCAGTTACCATAAACCTCTCGGACGGTTCGTTGTGGTTTTTGGCAAACAGTCCACAATTTGATTACGCTCATTTGAAATCCTTTAGTCCGTGTTTTCGATTCCTTGCCCTACAAACAGAATTCCACTTGCACAGCAGGACAACGATATACCCTGCCAGAAGTGCTGTTACAAAGACGTACAAAACCCAAACCGGCACAAGCGATTCAAACCATTGCCGAAACTCAAACAGCGTCACGCCCGCACCTCCGAAGCCATAGTTTTTGACCTTTTCAGTACACGTCCATCTTTCTCGAATTCAACTTCCCTTCCGTCATCCCAAAACAGAACAATTGAGCCGTCAGGGCAAACCATTGAATCGTCAGGAATATCGCTTTCTAAAAACCAAACAAAAATGAACGCATTTTCAAACGCATCAGATGAAGTTTTGTTAGCCCCGTTTCCGTCCCAGTTGTCCTCGTAGAGTGCGTAACTCAGTAAGTCATCTGTTAACTTTGTTTTTTTCGAATAGTCTTGCTCTTTCGCAGCTAAACATGATTCTGTCATCGCGATACCTCAGCAGTGACACTTTCTTTTAACTTGTTGCGAGCAAATTGAATAAGAACAACTAAATCTTCAACGACCATCTTCTGAAATGCTTTTTTGTCACCATTCAAACTGTCGCCTAGTGTGCGTTCAATTCTGTCAGCAGCCGCAATAACCTTTTCTGGTGTCAGTGATTTGTGTAATGCTTCGAATTTCACGTCCGCACCTCACCAACTTGATTTGTTGCGCATTTTTGATTGTTCCTTTTCAATTTCGTCAAGGATTGCGTGGCATTCTCGAACAACTCGTTTCGTGTCACGCACGACAAACACAATCTTCGCGCAAACTGCAAGAAAAAGCAGTAAGGCCAAAACGACTATCAGCATTTTGCATCGCCCGCAATGACAGGAATATCACAATATGTCCAAGTAGCACAAAACCGCTGAAGTTTTACTCGCACACCAAGTTTTCCACACATCATACGAACTCGGCTTTCGTTCTCTGTATGGATGCACTGGCACCAGCCCTGATTTGTTTTTATAGCTTCGTAAATCATCTGAAACTCAACGCCGCAAACAAACATTTCACGATCACGGTCGCTGTATCCGTCCGTGTCGATCCAAAACGGCATTTCAATTCCATATTCTGATTCGCCATCCTTCACGCATTCACCTCACTAACCCGATTGCGAAGTATCATTTTTGCTTGCGGCTTCAGGTTAAACACAAACCGATACGCGCAGTCTTCCGAGTCGGCATAACAGTCCTGCACACATTCGGTGCAAATGAAACCAATCGACTTGAAAAACAACTGGGCTTTGTAGTGTGACTCGCGAACGTCCGCGACGATCTTAGTTCGCCTGTCTTTGCTTAGTTTGCCTTTGAGCTTATTGACCATCGCTGCGCCGATCAGGTTTCGCCACATCTTTGGATCAACCGCGATGTTCAGTACCCAAAGCTCACCCGCAAAGAGTTCGTACACCATGTACCCGGCAACTCGGTCGTCAACTTCCGCCACCATGCCGATAATGTTTCGCTGACGCAATGCCGTGACAAACTCCGATTCACTCCACGGATGTTCATAGCAAGCATTTTCAATCGCCAGAACTTCCGGCATGTCACGGCGAATCATCCAGCGAATGTCCATTTCTACGCTGCTCCTATCCGTTTCCTGACAACCCGCCTAATCGTCGAGTCACATTGCTGGATCGTGTAAGGCGGCGGATCGCGATCCTCGGGCATGCCGTGGCGACGCTGGTTTCGCTGCTGTTCCGCCAATCCGCCTGGCTTGTAGATTTCATCCTCGGTCGGCATGTAAACCAGACCCGCGGTGTGTTCTTGACGACATTCACGCCCGCAAAAACGCCGCTTGTGGAAGTTTTGAACTTCCTCGTTTTCGCGTTGCAGGAATCGGCACCCGCACTGTTCGCAATGCCTAAAAGTCATTTGTCGGAATCCTCCTTGATCGGCCCAAGAAGTTGTTTAATCTTCGTCGTAATCGCATTCAGCACATACGGCGATAATTCAAGGATTAACGCGACGGAAAAAAAAGCAATTAGCCCGCTGCAGGCAACAACGGTATCTACGTCCGGCTGCCACTTCATCCAACGGAATACTGACGGCGTGATCAGCACTGCGGACGCCATTGACGCAATACCACGCAGGCCAACGGAACGCCAATGCTCGGCCGCTGTTTTTTGTTTTCCTGGTCTCACGCAGACAGAAACCGTGGCACCCAGAAACGCTCCAATCAGGCAACTGGTCCGAAGCGATGAATCTTCCAGAATCGTTTTGGTTTCAGGCGTCGTATCGCCTTGGAGCACTAGCGTCGCGCTGGCAAGCAGCGTTGACAGGTTAGCCAGCAACACAAACGCGGCGTACATGGCACAGAACCAACACTCGATCAAATCTGCTTTAGAAAACATCGGCGGGGACTTTCGGGGATCGTGGGTAAGCGTGCTCACGTTGGGGTTGGTCCTTCGTTACATCCAAGGGCCACGAGCATCGCCTCAAAAATCGCGATCTGTTGTTCGTATGCTGCGATCATGGCCCGAATCACCGCACACTGCGGGTCTTCAGCCGTCGCTGCTGACGCGATCGCTTCTACCAATTTTTTGCTCGACGTTCGGCACGGACCGCATGGTTTTTTTGATGAACTCTTGCTGTGCTTGGTGGGCTTCATGGTATAAGACTTTCGTTGGATGAATCGAATAACCAAATTGCAAACCGCTTACAAACGCACCGCACACCGCACACGCGACAAACAGCCAGACGTTTAACCGCTTTAACATCGCTGGCGAGATCCTCAAAAAAACCACCGGACCCAAGCGGACAAGACCCGCAGCAGCACGCCGAGGATTGTTGCCAGCGTCATGAACGTTGAGAGCGTTAGCCATTTGCGTCGCGTCTCCGTCGTTGCGTTCTGTTGGTCGGTTTGGTGTGCATCATCGGTATCGATCATCCACCTATCGCCTGCGGATTAACTGCGGCGGACAAACGCCACCTGGGCAATTCGTGTTGTATTGGTAAAAAAAAACCGGTTGACGCGGCGTGAATGAATCGGCGGCGAACGGGGCAACTGGCGTTGATTGAACCGCTGCCGCCTTCGGTTTCTCGATCTCGTTGGCCAGCACGCCAAGCGCTGCGATGTAATCAGCCTTGGTCGTGAGCTTCATCATGTAGCCGCTGACATCCAAGAGAACCGCATTCCAGTCGACGGTTAGTTGCGGGACGCTCCGCAGAGCCTTGGCTCGTTCCTCTGCGACGATCTTGCGGGCCTCGTCCAAAGTCACCGTGGCGGGTGTGATCGCTGTCACCGCTGCCCTGTAGCCTGCCGCAAGGGCCTTGGCCGTCACGGCATCAACCGGACGTTTGGCAATGATTGCAACCAGCGGCGCGTGATCGGTACTTGGCGGCGGGTCGACAACTGGCGGAGGGTCAACTGTCCCTACGATGAATTTCGCATAGGCGGGGCGACCGTTGGTGTCTGTTGAACGAATGTGATAGACGCCTGGTCCCTGATGCTCGAAGATGAACAGTCCCGGTTTGTACTCGTCGACCACCACCGGAAATTCCGTCGAGCCAACCTTGCTGATTTCAATGTAGGGCTGGCCGTTGTTGGTGAGCTGCAGCAGCACTGACGCGACTGGTTTTGGTGGGGACGTGAAAGCCAGATAGCTTTTGCCATTAGCCTTGATTTCCTCGAAACCTTCCGCGGTCCAAAGGGCTTTTTCGGTGACGACTTTGACAGACAACCCGCGATCGACAACCGACTGGGCGACGGGTTCTAATACCGTCGGCAATGGTCCTTGAGCGCTCGCCAAATTAATTCGCAACGCACACGACGCACATGCGATGCAGAAGGCAAATAAGTATCCGAGTCTTCGCATCTTCATGCCCCCTGTGGATTTAGCATCCAGTCAACGATTTTGTGAACCTGCGGAATGCCCCAGCCGTACTGCGGATCGTGGCCAGGTGCCCCGGCGTCAGCAACGAATCGAGGGTCTTTCCAGAACTGAGTCCAGGACCGCCAACCAACGAGCGCTGGCAGGCCAATGTCTTGGCGGTGCTGAATCACCAGAGCCATCACGCCGGCAATGAACGGGGTCGCCATCGACGTACCGGACATGCTGGTATACCCACCGCTCAAATTGCAACTCAGGATGTTTGAACCAGGTGCGGCAAGGTCTGCGGGATCTCCGACGCTGGAATAGTCCGCGCGGGTTCCGTTCTCACGCAAGGCAGCGACGCCGCAAACGCGGTCGTAACTGCCCGGTCGTCCGACGCCGTTGAATCCAGCGTTTCCAAGGGCCGCGACGCAAATCGCTGCCCCCTCGTCGTAGGCTTCGTCAAACGCTTGCAGGTCTGCCGAGATCGGAGGCCCGCCGCCATCGCCAAGGCTTTCGGAAATCACCAGCTTGTTTTTGAATCCCAGCCGAGCTGCTTCCTTCGCGACCAATACCCGCCCGGCGTTGATGCCAGTCGTTGACCCGCTGCCGTTATCGCCCAAGACTTTCGCGACCAGCAGTTCAGCATCCGGCGCGACACCCAACGCACGACCATCGTCACCGCGACGACCAAGGGCAATCCCGGCACAATGCGAGCCGTGGCCTTGTTTGTCCTTCACGCCCGATGGCGACCCGGTGAAATCCTTTGAGGCAAGCGGACGGGGCAACAGCGGGTGGTCGATTATCCCGGTGTCGTTGATCGCAATCGCAACACCCTTGCCGGTGATCCCGCGAGCGTGCAGCTCGGCGATTTTCATGAACGTGTGATGCCAGAGATTCGGCACGTTGACCGAAAACGGAATCACCAAATCGTGGTGAACCAAGTCGCCCGGGATTCCGATCTTGCGTTCCATGTTTCAAATCCCTTGTAAAGTTGAAAAATGCCCGGCCACCAATCTTGCGATCAGTGGCCCGCTCAAAAAAGTGTGCGGTTAGGATTTCTTGCTGAACAGGTCCGTGAACAGCTTGATCAGTTCGAGGATCGCGTCTTTGTTTTCGATCAGGAACTTGAGCAAGTCGCCGAACGACATACCCGCCGCGTTAGCCGCAGCCGACAGCACTGGCGATTTTTCCTCGCAGGTGGAAACCAACTCGTCGGACATCACGAAAGCCGTGTTGCCCGAGAACATGTCCGCGAGTTCTTGAATGAGCTTGATCAACTCCACGATTGCTTGTTTGTTGGCAATCAGAAACGTGATAATCGTGATTAAATTCATTGTGCTTGACCTGTGTTGAAATTTGTCTGGGAACCGAAAACCGAACTAGCGCCTATCGCCAGACGGTCGTTTTGTAAAACATGCCGTTTCGTTTCACGATCGACTGGGCGACCTTGCGACCACGCTGCGGCGTGCAAGTCTGCAGAGCGCGGCGACTGGTGCCAACCGCGACGCCAACGAATTCACCTGGGCGAGATTTCATCGCGTGGCCAGCGATTCCAGAAGCCGCTCGGATCGTCGACTCGCGAACCGCGAAAGCCTTGGCACCGATGACGCCAATCGCCTGGCCGTCAATCAGCGGCTGACGGCATTTGCCGTTCTCGCACTGGGCGAACGAGTTCACCGTGCAGGCCAGAAAGAACACCACGAACGCCAAGACGAATTGAAAACTCTTCATCGCAATCTCCAGAATGAGCAACCGAAAACCATTGGTAGACCGCGGCGGGCCGGGGAGGAGTACTTGGGGTTTCCCGGCCCGCCCGTTCGGTCAGGCTTTAGAATTGGAACGCATTGCCGGATTGTTTCAAGCGTTATTCGGGTCGTTTGGCGTTATTGGCGTTATTGGCGTTATTGAAACATGGATAACTACATTAGTTCTACCGATCTAATCGCCTGCATATGCTTCGTCAAAATCGCCGCGAGTCATCGTCGTTAGTCTGATGACGATCGACACTTGGTTATTCATGCTTTGCTCTTTCCGACTCGGTTATCGAATCGGATTTTCCATCGATTAACCTCACTGCACTTAAACCCGATTTTCCAACCCTGTCAACATCCGCCCTGTCAATTCGCCAATGTCGCCTTGCCGTTCCTGGCCGGTTTGGTCTAGCTCTCAAAGTACCGTCTGAAATCATCCGTAACACAGTGGTCGTGCTAGTCGAAAGCAGATTCGCAACTTCCTTGACGGTCAAAAGCTCAACTTCCGTGCTGTTCATAA